CAACACCCATCAATACTTCAGATTGTTGTACTGATTCTGATTCAAACGCATCATCAACGGCAAAGCCTTGAATAATTTGTGGTGTAGGGAAATACTGATTAATACCTAATGCCAGTATTGCATTTGCAGAAGTTATCGAAGCCATGATTTATATTCCTTATTGAATAGCGATTGATGCCAAAGTAATTTGTTGAACTGCTTCCCCATCTTGGTAATACAAAGTAATTGGAGGTGATTGCCTTGCAGCTCTGGTTATTGCAGTCGCAGGAAGTATCTGCAAGTAAAAACCTTGTGCAGCGATAACTGGAGCAGCGTTAAAACCTAAAGCATATTGTATCTCAGCCGCTTGAGCCGCAGAAACATTAATACCAGCACGGATAGCACCAAAGTTTACGGCTGCATTAATCGGGTCTAAAGCCGCAGCATTTATCAACCCATTACCAGCACTGTTGTAAGGGATAGCGCCCACTGAAATTAACAAATTAACCAACGCTAATTGAAGATTAGCATTAAGCCAAATTTGGTTTAGATAAGTATCTGCCCACAACCATTTGCCTGATACAGAACCATTAGTAAACCAATTTTCATTGTTAGCAGGGTTATTAGATCCGAATGAAGCATAAGCATTATAACCATTACTCAATATAGCTGAATAGTTAGTAGCATTGGTTACTGAAGGAATAAGACCTGATTGCATCTTAAAACATAAAGTTGATCTGCCATTCAAACGAGTAAAATCTAATGAAGCCGCATAAGCACATACAAAGGCCGCTAAAGTAGAATCACCAGCATTTGAGAATACGGGGCATGTTCCAACTAATTGTAGAGTTTGTAAGTAATTACCAAAAGTAACTGTGTTATTTGCAGTTAAGGCAGTAACGTCAGAATCTTGGCATACATACAAATAACGAGGCGCAACTGAATTACTCCAAGTAGCAAATAGTTCTTTTTCAGCAATCAGTGATTCCCAAACTGTCATAAAAGTAGCCCAGTTTTGATTCTGGTTAATTATGTTGTTCATAAAAGCGCTAGGAACAGCAGCAGCTGCGCCTTGAGATGTTGCTGCACCTGTTGCTTGCGTCAATGCTAATTGACCTGATAAAGTGCCAGCAGCTGCAAAACTTATTGTTTGCGTTGCGCCTGTTGTGCTGGTAGTAAATATAAAAGCAGAATGAACTGAATCAAAGGCAACTGTAAAATTAGGTGAAGTAAATGCAGCTTGAATAATAGCAGCAGCGTTACTAAAGCTAGTTGCAGACGTTAAGTTGATAGTGCCTGACGTTTTAACAACACCAGCAACAGTAATAGCTAAAGTGCCAGTAAATGCTTGTAATTGACCTAGAGTAACAGCTGCTAATGATCCGCCTCTTAACCATGCAGCAACTGCTACTTCTGGGTAAAGAGTCATCAATAAAGTACCAGGCAATTGTGTTCCAATGGAAACACCATTGAAATAAACACTAGCTAAAGTAGCTTCAGTTGATGTTGAACCAAAATAACTTGCAACTCCAGCAGCATTTGAAAACTGAAGAATTGTGCCATATGGCGCATATGCGTTTTGTGTCAGCATTAATCCGTTAAGATCAACAGCAATTCCACCAGCCGAAAGGACTGAGGGAACTACTGACACTACTTGTGAAAATGGAATGGTACTCATAAAAATCCCCTATGGTGGAAAGGTTTGGTCTATCGGTGCAATTTCAGCTTTTACAGCAAGCATAGACTGCTGTGTCACTGAAAGTATTGGATTGTATTGTAAACTAGTTACCAATTTCCATCTCTGTTCATATTGAGATTCCCCATCAATCAAAGGAATTTGGATTGGATCATCAGCATACAAAGGTTGAATGTTTGACGGAAAAATCTCAGTCGCATATTCATCTCTAAACAATGAAACAGTTTCTGCACACCAGTTTTGGGCATCTTCTCCATAAAAATCTAATTGGAGTGAATATCTAATTGGGGTAAGAATTGTTTTTCCTTGTGTAAGAGCTTGATAATTATCTATATTAAAAGATATGCGATCCATACCTACATTGTTCATGGCAACAAATCCTTTTTTTGGCATTGCTACTCTATTATCTTGAGCTTGCACAACTTCTGTATTAGCAGGGAGAAAACTCAATAGAAAGATTCTCATACTCCTAAAAATATCATGGTCAATAATATCAATGGTTAGTGCCATTTAATCCACCTGCAAACTAACAATCACATGACACCATTCAGGCCAAGTTTCAACAACTTTAGTAATTAGCCAGTTCTTATTTGAACTATTGGGGATCTCTGGAAAGACTAAAATATCTCCACCAATATTATCCGCTCTAACTACTCCAGCCGCATTTCCATACAAGTATACAGTACGCATCACATTGGTGATGTTTAAGCCGTCAGTATGCTCTAAATCGCTTGTGCTTAATGCCTGTATCTGCGCTTCTACTGATAAGGTTATAGAAGTTGGCGTTCTTCTTCCAGTATTGTCTGTAGTATATCCAGTTGACTGTATCCAATTAATAAAGACATTTGGATTAGTCAGCTGTGTATACTTATTAACCATGCCTCGTAGATTCATACTTTAACCTTAAATGGCGCTCCAGCCTTATTAACAGCGTGATTAATAGATTTAATCATATAACCTGTATCATTTAAGGGTTTATTATTAGAACCAGGGTCTACACCACGAGAGATAGCACTTCTAGCTTGATCTACTACTGAAGCATCAATATGCCTTCCAGCTTTACGCCATTTTCTAAGCAATACAGTAACAGGGCTTAAAGCTGGAGAATAAATAGAAGCAACCATTGTCTTCATGTCACCTGCCGCTTTCGTACCAACTGCATCTAATACATCAAATACAGTAGCATTACCTTTAATAACTTTTTTAACTCCTCCAGCTATTATTTTACTCCATGCTGATCTTTCTTTTTTAGCTGTAGGCATTATAAAAGGTCTAGCTGGTATTCCAGCGCCTGGTGCGCCAAACTCTTGAATAGCCGCAACAGTTGCTACAGTTACTCCACTTTCATATGTTTCCCCAATAGGAATACCCACTTGCGCTACCATACCATCAAACTCTTTTGGTATTGCTTCCAGCTTGTACTGTATGCGAGCTAAAACTTTATCAAAAGTAGCTTGACTAACCACCAACCTGCTGAAGTATTAACTCTAGGCACAAATAAACCTATATTGCCTACTATCCTTAATAACGCCCGTAGTTGAGCGCCATAAGGCGTAGTTGCTAACCACCATCCATAAGCAGTGCTTACTGGTGGAGGCTCCATAGATACAGTCACAGAGCCTTCTGTAGTGCCTGTAACTACCACTGTAGGAATACCAGCATTAATCAATGCAAATGAAGCCGCAAGATGAGCGCACATTAAATCAATAGCTAACTGCAATTGCTTGGTTTCAAAATTCCAAGGATAACCACTATTGATATTAATATACGCTGTACCCATAGTCCACCATCCTTCTAGTTGTGCAGGTGGAAAAATAGTCGTGTTCTCAAAAGCTGGGAACTGATTCCTAAAATTCACATCATTATAAACTGGAGTGGTAGAGGGCATTATTACATCACCGCATATTTAGGAGCTTCATCTTCTGACGCATAATCAGCATCAGTCATTGGAGCAGATTCATCTTTTAAATTCATGTTAGACGCTACTTTTTCAGTGTCTGCTTTTCTATCTCTTACAACAATATATCCATCTTTTTGATGCTCTAAAAAGCATGTATTCTTTTTCAATTCTTCTAAATCAAAATCAGTAACTTCAGTTGCAACACCTAATGGGGTAATCAAACGATTGTTTGCTACGCCTGTGCCACCTTTAATAATAACATTATGACCTTTTATTGGAACATCGCCACCACCTTTAGTCCAGTTGGTGTAGTTCTGGTCGTTTGCAAGTGTTGAAAATACATAAGCTGTGGACATTTTTGTTTCCTTAATAGGTTGATAGAAAGCGTGGAGTTTTAAACCACGCTAACTATCTTACACTAAATTAGATACCGCTGTATCTTACTACTGCATAAGGACGTTTTAAAAGTACACCAGCCGTAGCGTTTGTGTAATCTTCAACGTAAGCCTTGGCTTGACGCTCAACACCCAATGCTTGAAACTTAGCAGGAACAATTTGTACCCAAGTACGGCTGTCATCACTAGCGCCATCATCAACATGCTCTGCATACAAATACAGAACATTTGCTCCGCCATTTGCAGCGTTCAATTGAGGAGCTGAAACTACACGCATTTTAGGATAAGTTTTGCTAATCCAATCACGAACTGAAATACCAAAATCAGAAGTTACTGACAAGTATTGGTAAGAAGCCGTTGGCAATGCCAAAGTCAACTCAACATCTTCTGGATTGATGGTGTCTTGTGATTGATTTTGTAGTTGAGCAGCAGCAACCCTGATGTCAGCTACAATTTGCAGGAATGATTTATTTGACCATAAAGTCGAACTACCAGTTCCAGAAGCAGCAACAGTAACATAAGCTGGTAAACTAGGATCGTTTAAAAAACCATAAGTTAAGTTGTTACCACCATTAAAACCAAAGAAACCGATAAGGTTACGTTGGATTTCTAAAGACAAAGCAGCAGATGAGCGTTTTTCAGCAGCAGTAGACACTCTGATACGAGCAGCTCTTGCTTCTTCTAACATTCCTACTTTAATGCCTTTTTCAAAACGAACTACAGTTCTACGGATAAAGTTGGTATTCCAAGAGGCTAAAGGTACATTTGAATAATCGCCATAAGGAGCAGCGTTACCAATTGGCTCTAACAAACCTTGAACAATTTCTTCATCTTCCCAAGAGCCAGTAGTAGTAATACCAACCAACTCATCAATTTTACGAGCTGCTGTGATTACTTTAACAAAGCCTGGTAACCAGTTCTGTAAGAACTGAACAGGAGTTGTCATAGAAGGAGAAGATACGTCACCTTGTTGATCATCCATTGCAAAAGCTGCCATTTGACCGACTGCTTTAGCTGGAAAGTTAATACCTAAGTCTTGTAGTGCTGCGTAATCCGCAACATCGCTTGCAGACATTTGAACAGACGCAACTTGGCGAGCTGATAAATGACTACGTTCTAATGATTTACTCATAATGAAATATCCTTAATATTAGTCAGTGATACGAATAGCAATTAAACCAGTTGCGGCTGTTGGATAGTTCCAAACTACGCAGTTAGGAATAAATGTATTTCCAGTAGTTACAGTTCCACCAGGTGTTACAGCAGAAAGAACGCCAGTAGTATTGTTGTATTGAATCAAATCGCCAATTTTAGCGGCCCCAACGCAGTTCACTACAATAGTACCCATAGATAAGAACTCACCTTGAGAATTACCGGGTAAAGCTATAGTAGGATCAAGTGGGTTTCCACCAGATACTCCATACGAAACATATGCTTTAGGGTTAACTAAAATACCAGCAAATACATTTGTACCATTAACAATAGCGCCACCTTGCGTAGCTATGTTAGTGGAGTTTGATTTAGTAAAAGCTAGAGCGATAGTACCACCAGTTGAAGCTAATGTAAGAACATCAACACGTTGTGGGCCGTCTACGATTAATTCACCTGGGATACCAAAACCCAAATTGATATTAATTGTTGATTGAAAAGTTGCAGCAGCCATGATTATTTACCTTTTAAATAGCGTTGAACGAAATTGCCTTTTTTAGCTGTTGCCATATCCATAGCAGCAGTTTTGGAAGCGCCTTTACCAAGCAAATAAGCTTCTAGGAATTGTACTCTTGATTCCTTTTCTACTTCTAAGCTAAGTTTTTTACAGCCATATTTAGCCAATTGATCCAAATCCATATCGGAATGGTCAAATGCGCCAACTTGAGCAGACAATTTTTCATAAAGTTTAGATTTTTTAGCGATATTTTTTTGAATAAGTTTGGCTATTACAGCCTCATCCATACCCATTTTATCGTCAGTTTTCTTTTCTTCTTCAGGGTCTTCATCCTTAACCATATTTACATCAT